ACCCGATGCCGTGGGCACTGGCAAGCGTTTCAGTCATCTTATGGCTATTGCTCCAAATGCTTCTTCGTCTATCATTATGGGAAATACTAGCCCTTCTATTGAGCCTTATCGTGCTAACGCTTACCGCCAGGACACTCTATCAGGAGCATTTTTAAATAAGAACCGTTGGCTTGATAAAGTCATTATGAAATATTTGGATCCAAATGATTCGGCATTGACACCAAAAGGTGAAGATGAGTATCAGCAAATTTGGTCTTCAATTATTGCTAATGATGGCTCTGTACAACACCTAGACTGGATGGACGAAAACACTAAAGAGGTTTTCAAAACTTCTATGGAAATTGACCAACGTTGGGTGATTGAACATGCCGCGGACCGTCAAGTTTATATTGACCAAGCACAATCACTGAATGTATTCTTCCGACCAGATTCCCACATCAAATACATACATGCCATTCATTTCTTGGCGTGGAAGAAAGGTGTGAAAACATTGTATTACTGTCGTTCGGAAAAATTGGCAAAGGCTGATAAGGTGTCTAGACGGATCGAACGTGATGTAATTAAAGAAATTGATATGACTGCGATTGCAGAAGGTAACGATTGTATTGCTTGTGAGGGATAATATATGTCACATATAATTGCAAATTTACCCACTATCAAGTGTTTCATACGCAAAGAATTCCTGTATGATTTTCAGGGTGGTTTTGGTGATCTGGTGCCTTGCTGGTGGGTTAGCATAAAATCATTGAGAGGGCAAGCATTTCGTATTGAATCATATTTGAATGAATATGGTGCATTATATGATAAGTTGCCAATCAGTGCATACTGCTGGAAACCTATTGAAGGTGAACCTTTACCACTTGACCACTTGCAATTGTGGGACTGTTTGAGTTATGATATTACTGTTTTGAAAAAAGCACAACTTCAATCAATGAAGTGTAAATTTAAATTGAAGACCGGAGATTGGATGTACGGTGAGTATTTGTTTACAGTAGACTCCGCACATTCAGATTTTAATGTTATAGATACTGGTCTATCTGAAGATGTTGAGGACCACAAATCCTATAACTTTATAAAGTGTGATAATGGTCAGTTTGCATGTCAACCAAATAATAGAATGATTGTGTTTGAACCTTCTAGTAATCCTAGAGAATTAAAATATCCCGATTTTAAAGTATCAACCAAAAAATGGTCAGTTGAAACTGAAGCCAAATGGGCTTTAGGTGACACTGATACCTTCATGTACGAAAGAAAAGAAAAATGAAAAAAATAATAATTGGTGCTGTCTTAGCACTAACCGCAATAACAAGTTTTGCACAAAAAGAAAAGGCTGGTGTTACATATGATGCGGTACTGACCAGAGTAATTGATGGTGATACTATAGCATTTCAAGCTAATTGGTTACCAGAGCCACTGAAAAAGGAACTCAGCATTCGTGTATTTGGTGTTGACACACCTGAGAAAGGACATCGTGCAATGTGCCCAAGTGAAGATGCACGTGGTCAAGCTGCCACGGCATTCACTAAAGCACAAATCAATGCATCACAAAAACGTCAAGTTGTATTGATGGCGTGGGACAAATACGGTGGTCGTGTACTCGGCGATGTTTTATTGGACGGTAAGAGTCTACGGATGATGTTAATTAACAACGGTTTCGCACGTGAATATTACGGTGAAGCCAAAACCTCTTGGTGTGACAAATGAAAAGAATTTTAAGATTTACGGCATCTTGGTGTCAACCATGCAAATCGATGGCAGAAATGTTGGAAAAAATTGATACCAACATTCCCATTGAAGTTGTTGATATCGATGTACATTCCGAAATTGCTATGGATTATGGTATTCGTTCAGTTCCCACTCTTGTTATGAAAGATGGTAACATTGAAGTTAAACGCACTACAGGTTTAAAAACAAAAGAAAGACTAACGGAGTGGATTAATGGTTAAAAAGAAAGCAACAAGTTTAACAGACGAAAGAAATCATTTTAAACCCTTCAATTATCCTTGGGCTTATGATACATGGCTTAAGCACGAACAATCACATTGGCTTCACACAGAAGTTCCAATGTCAGAGGATGTAAAAGACTGGAAACAAAAATTATCGATTGAAGAAAAACAATTTCTCACACACATCTTCCGTTTCTTCACACAAGGTGATATTGACGTTGCTGGTGGATATGTTCGCAATTATCTTCCTTACTTTCCTCAACCTGAGGTGAGAATGATGCTGTTGGGTTTTGCCGCACGTGAAGCACTTCATATTGCCGCATACTCACACCTTATTGAAACACTCGGTCTTCCGGAAACAACATACAATCAATTCTTGGACTACCAAGAAATGAGAGACAAGCATGAGTATTTAATGGATATATCATCCCGTAATAGCACAAAAGAATCCACAGCAGAACATATTGCAGTGTTCTCCGCTTTCACTGAAGGTATGCAGTTGTTCTCCTCATTCATTATGTTGTTGAATTTCCCACGCACCGGTAAGATGAAGGGTATGGGGCAGATTGTTACTTGGTCTATTGTTGATGAAACAATGCACGCCGAAGGAATGATTAAATTATTCAGGACCTACATAGAAGAAAATAAAGAAATTTGGAATGATGAACTAAAGAGTAAGATTTACACAATTGCTGAACGTATGGTTCAGCTTGAAGATAAATTTATTGACTTAGCATTCTCTATGGGTGCTATGGAAGGTTTGAATTCAGAAGATGTTAAGAAATACATTCGTTACATCACGGATCGCCGCCTTATCTCTTTAGGTCTGAAAGGTATTATGAAAGTCAAGAGGAACCCGCTACCATGGGTTGAAGAAATGATTAATGCACCTACACATACAAATTTCTTTGAAAATCGTGCAACAGACTACGCCAAAGGCGCCACATCAGGAAACTGGGGTGACGTTTGGGCAAATTAAGGAGAAACTATGTCAGAGAAACTAATAACAGCAGAATGTGAAGAATGCGAATCAACTTTTGAAGTTGCATTTGAAGAAGATTTTGTTTCAGAAGAAACCCCGTCCTTTTGCCCATTTTGTGGTGAAAGAATTGAAGTCCTCAGTGAAGAATATATAGATGATGAGGACTTTGATGAGAACGAGGAATGGAAATAAATTGGATATACAAAGACAGTGAATTCACGGAACCGGACATTGGTGACAACTACGGTTTCGTGTACGTCATAACACATTTAACAACCGGTAAAAAATACATAGGTAAAAAGTTTTTTTATTCCATAAAAACGAAAGTAATTAAGGGCAAAAGAAAAAAGACTAAATCATTTTCTGATTGGCAAACGTATTATGGTTCAAACTCAGAATTACAAAATGATGTACAGGTTCACGGAAAAGAAAATTTCAAAAGAGAAATAATTCATCTGTGTAAATCAAAAGGTGAGTGTGGCTATCTTGAAGCTAAAGAACAATTTGACAGATGTGTATTAGAATCAAATGATTATTATAACGCATGGATTATGGTGAAAGTTCGAAAGACACATATAAGGGCATTCAATGAGCGAATTATGGCAAGCATTAAAGACTGAACCATTTGATGGTATAAATTTCTATCGGAATGATGATGGTGATTTAGAAATTTGTGGTTTTCAATATACTGATGCCGGTGAAAAAATAGCTGGAAGTTCTAGCGGAGAATTGTATGATATCATTATTTTTCCGGAAGATCCACCAAAAATGCCGGAAAAATTTCAGGCAATCTTGATTTCACCTATTGACTATATTGAAAATATGTTAGATAATGGGTTCTTGGGGATGGTTGCTAAAACAACCACAAAGTCGGCCGAATTCGTTGATGGTGCATTTGATGCACTCAGCGAAAGAACGGCAGAATATATTGAATATTATGAAAAGGAAATGAAAGATGTTTGATAAGTATGAATTGAAAGAAATTTTGTCCAATACCGTTTCCACGGTTGTGTTCACTAAAGTTGATGGAACGGAACGTGAACTAAAGTGTACACTTTTGCCAGAATATCTACCACAAAAACCTGTTGTAGAGGGGCAACAACTTTTGACTGAGGCCTTGCCAAGGAAAGAGAATCCTGATACACTAGCAGTATGGGATATGGAAAGCAACGGTTGGCGTTCTTTCCGAACCGATTCTGTTAAGGCTGTTACCACACATGAGACACGCATCAGTTAAAGATTTTGAAAAAGCATTGGCAGGCGGTGAACCGTCTTGGAAAAATGGCGAAAGTTCACTGTCTACCGCATTGAATTGGTATAACTACCATTCAGATTCAAAAGAAAGCAAAAAGTTCACGCTTTCTTATCTCAAAGAAATTGGCACACCAAAAAAAGAAATCGAATCTGTCGAAAAAAATTCCGATGCGGATTTTAAAAATTTAGGCTTTGTTTGCCGCATGAAACTCCGTGGTGCACCACTTACGGAGAAAAACGAACAATGGATTTCCACATTCATTGAAGAACTCAAGAATAAATCACCAGTTAAAAAAGAAGTTGAGGAAACAGAACCTAAAGTTGTGGTTTCTATTCAAGAACGTGTGTTGGACAAAACACGTGAATACATGAGTGAAATCGAAGGTGCCATCGATGACTGTTTTATTGTACGTGATTTCAAAACAGTTTTTGATCCTTACGATTTGATGCGTTCACTGGATATTAAAGGTGCCCACACTAAACATATTGTTCCCGTCTATCAGAAAAAGCTGGAAGAAATCGAAGAATCAATCAAGGGTAAAGATGAACAACTTGTTGAGGGTTATTCCTTTCTTTCAAAAAAGGAACTCAAAGAATATGCTTCATTACTGAAACGCATTATCGAAGATTGTGCAAGAATTGCACATACTGCAAAACTCACACGTGCTCCTAGGAAAAAGAAAGTGAAGCCGGTCGATAAGGTCATTGAAAAACTACAATTTAAAAAGGAAGACAATGAATATAAGGCCGCTTCTATTAATCCTGCTGATATCATTGGTGCTTCACAGTTGTGGGTATTTAACACCAAAACAAGGAAACTTGGATGCTACAATGCAACGGATGCCGGTGGACTGAATATCAAAGGTACAACACTCACCAATTTCAATGAAGAAACGTCCGTGCAAAAAACTATCCGTAAACCGGAAGTTGTTTTACCTGCAACGTTGAAAGCTGGTAAAGTTGCACTGAGGAAAGTTCTTACCGACATTAATGCTGTTGAACAAGCCTTGACAGGACGTATAAATTCTGATATAATCCTTCTACGAGTAATTAAATAAGGTATAAAATGATTCTCATTGATTTGAACCAGGTTTTGCTATCTGGCTTGATGGCACAAATTGCTGGTCAAAAAAACGTGAAACTTGAAGAAGGCTTAGTTCGCCACTTGGTACTCAACATCATTCGTGGCCACGTTAGACAATTTCACCAAGAATATGGTGAAGTTGTACTCTGTTGCGACAATAAAAAATATTGGCGCAAAGAATTCTTTCCATTCTACAAGGCTGGCCGCAAAAAGGCACGTGAGAAGTCCGACCTTGATTGGCACCTTATTTTTGACATTCTTGGCAACTTAAAGCAAGAACTCAAAGAAAACTTTCCATATAAAGTTATCGATGTTGACGGTGCAGAAGCCGATGACATTATCGGCACACTTACACCAATATATGCTGGTGGTGACAATAAGATTCTCATTCTATCAAGCGATGGTGATTTTCTACAACTTCAAATGTACAAGAATGTAAAACAATACAATCCTGCACAAAAGAAGTATATCAAATCAGAAAATCCTCTGGCAGAATTGAAAGAGAAGATTATCAAAGGTGATAAGGGTGATGGCATTCCAAATGTTCTTTCACCAGCCGATTGTTTCGTTCGTGAACTGCGCCAAACACCAATTAATAAGAATCGGCTTGATAAACTACTGAACGAAAATTATAGTGATTGGGAAGATGAAAATGCACGTATCGGTTTTTCCAGAAATCAAACACTGATTGACCTACGTCACATTCCCTCGGATATTAAAAATTCGATTATTGATACATATAATAACACAAAGCCGGCTCCACGTTCCAAGTTGATTAATTACTTCATGGATAAGAAGCTGAAGAACCTAATGGAAGTAATTGAGGAATTTTAATGAGAAAAAATGTTTATGAAGTTTTTGATGAATTTGCAAAGGCTAATTCGAAACAAGATAAGATTAATGTGCTTGCTAACAATTGGACACCAACTGTAAAATTGGTACTTCAGTTGGCATATCGACCTGAAATGGAATGGAAACATAATTCATATCCAGTGAGGTATAAGAAGCCGGATACAAAACCTGGAATTTCTTTTGCATCACTTGATACTGAACTTAAGAGACTTTATATATTCCGTAAAGGTAATGAAACCGCCGAGAGTTTGACTCCAAAACGTTCAGAAGAACTTCTTCTGATTATGTTGGAATCTCTTGAACCCCGTGAAGCGGATGTTGTTATTGGAATTTTTAAAAAAGATTTGGGTGTTAAAGGATTGACTTATAAGTTTATCCATGATAACATTCCTGATGTACTATAAACTACGGAGAAAAAGAAGTGGGAAAATTTGTTCCTAAGTTTCGTCCATTTGACGAAGAATATTCTAATGAATATAATTCATCAAAGGAATTTAATAGAAACAAAAAGCGTAAAAAAGAAGCCGCAGAATTACGGAGAATGCGCCAACGTCAACATGAAGATGATGATTATGGAAATCTAGCAAAACGCTATAGTAAGTTGTAAAAAAACAACAAATGACTTGACTTTTATCTGTGGAACGAGTATAATACATTTATTCGTTTTGGAGATACATTATGATGATATATGTGAAACAAGGAAAATCCAAACCTAAACTCAAACCGAAAAAAGAACGGGAAGAATATGAGGTTTGGTTGGCTAAACACCAGGTTCCAACAATCAAAAAGGTTGTTCCTGCTGTCAAGCCTTGGGTTTACAGTTTAGGTAAAAATGTGCGTGAAACACCAAAAATTCCATCATTGAATTCCTCGATGATGGCCGGTGGAACGCTCAAACCTAAACAAGTTTATACCGGAGACAAAATTCTAGGTATTGGTACTCTCCATAAGTCCAATGCTGTTCCTGTTTTTTCTGTGGAAGAAGCACAAGATATGGCAAAGATGCGGAGATAAAAATGAAGATTTTAATTAAAATACCAAAACCAGTTTGTCGCACACCCATCAAGCCTGCACAAAAACACAGGATTGATACTAAGTACGTCCGTAAATCTAAGCACCGTCAAAAGGATAATTATGCTTACTAAAAATGAATTGCAAGAAATCACCGAAAAGTTGGAAAAAATGAGTTATGAAGAAATTATGGAAACTTTAATGCATGTGAATCTACTGGTTGCAGAAAAACAAAATAAAATCGTTTTTTCCGAGTTTGATTATGTACAGTGATACACAAAGGCTAGTAAAAGCAATTATTCAGAGTGATCCTGAGTTAGCCAATGATATTTACTTTGCATTAGATGAAGAATTAGTCAAAAAACGACAACCTTGGCAGGAATTGACTGATGTCGTACATCAATGGGTCAATCCGAAACCAAAAACTTATGGACCACTTCAAATTGAAGACGCACCGGACGGTTCCGGAGACGGAATTCTCACTTTTCCACCCGAATTAATTGCGGAGACTGGCTGGAAAGAAGGAGACACACTAAATCTCGAAGTTTCCGAAGCCGGAACACTAATTATCACAAAAAAAGAGTAATTTGTGACAAAAAAACAACACATGACTTGACATTTTCTGTCGGTATGATATAATACATACTACAGACTCACAAGGAAACACATGCTAGTTGAATCAAAATCAAATCTTGCCCGCCTCATGGCTACGGAAAACCTGATTGTCGAACAACGTCAGGTTCCGACAGCATTTTTCGATATCAAAAACCGTGTTCTCACCGTTCCTGTTCTGAACGGCAATCTTTCCAACGAAGTTATTGACCTCCTGCTTGGTCACGAAGTTGGACATGCACTAGAAACACCAGCACAAGGCTGGCACGACTCCGTGGTTGACCTCAAAGTGAATCGTTCCATTCTTAACGTTTGTGAAGATGCACGTATCGAAAAGAAAATCAAACGTAGATTTCCTGGTATTCGCATTTCCTTTGTCAAAGGTTATCGTGAACTCATGGAAATGGATTTCTTTGGCACAGATGGTAAAAACCTCAATACAATGAACTTCATTGACCGTATTAACCTTTACACTAAAGGTGGTGCGGCTCAAGGTATCGATTTTACTTCCGAAGAATATTCTCTGGTGCGTGAAGTTGAAGATGCTGAAACGTTTGAAGAAACCGTGGCCATTGCCATGAAAATTCAAAAGTTTATGAAAGAACAGCCAAAACAAAAATCTAAACCACCAAAGGTTGAACCTGGTAAAGAAATGTCACCAGAAATTGGTAATACAAAGCCCACTGATTTTGATTTCAATGAAGGTGAAGACCAAGAAAAAGGTGTCAGTGAAGCCAAAGAAGGTGAAGCCAAAGAAGGTGTTATTGAAACACAATCTTCCGATGGTACCGAAGAATCCGAAGAAGACAAAGTTTCAGATAAACCTGAAACACCGGAAACTGGTGGAACTGGTTCTGCCGGCTCTGATGATGTAAAAATTGAATCTGAAACTGACAATGCTTTCCGTGAAAAGGAAAAACAATTGTATTCCGGTGAAAACCGTAAGGATGTGATGTATTCAAACATTCCAGAGATTCTTCTTGAGAATGTGATTGTTGACCACAAAACTCTCATTAAAGAAGTTGTGGATCACAATTCAGATCCAATCCGCAGAGAATGGTTCAACGAAGATAAAATGCGGGCAAACTTCAGTAAGTTCCGGAACGAATCGAACAAGGTTGTTTCTTACCTTGTGAAAGAATTCGAAATGCGTAAAAATGCTGAACAGCAAACACGTGCAAAAATCTCCAAGACTGGTGAACTGAACCTTTCGAAGATTCACGAATACAAATTCACTGATGACATTTTCGCTAGGCTCACTAAAGTGCCTAACGGCAAGTCTCATGGTCTTGTGATGTTCATTGACTGGTCGGGTTCTATGTGTGACCATATGTCACCGACAGTGAAACAACTCTTGAACCTTGTAATGTTTTGTAAAAAGGTAAATATTCCTTTTGATGTATATGCATTCTCAACTTCTCAACTTCTGAGCCAAGTAAAGTTGAAAACACAGAAACTGAAAGTCGGTGATTTGCTTGTTCATCCATTTTCACTACTGAATATTCTTTCACACAAAATGAGTGCAAATGAATTCACCAAGATGGCATCATATCTCCTTGATTATGGTACAGGTCGCCGTGGTACATGTTCAAACATGGAACCACCAGAAATTCTTCAACTTGGTGGAACGCCACTGAATGAGGCAGTGATCTCAGCATTCAAAGTTATTCCGAAGTTCAAGGCAGAAAACAAACTTGAAATTGTGAATAGTGTGTTTCTGACTGACGGTGAAGGTTCTACAATCTATGGCCGTATCGATGCTATCGAGGGTGAACGTTACGAATGTTCTTCAGTTGATACTAACTATAAAATGAGAAGTTTCTTCCGTGATCCGACCACTAAAGCATCAGTTGAAGTGATTGAGTGTTCTGGATATGGTCCACGTGGCGCGGCTCAAACTACTGCACTTCTGAAACTACTGAAACAGCGTACAGATGCAAACGTGATTGGTTTCTATGTTGCGAGAATACGTGATGTTCGTCACGCACTTGTAATGTATTCACCGAAGTCGGAAGAAAGTAAAATTGATCACCGTGTGGCAGAGTTCCGTAAGAACAACTTTACGTATCTAAATAACGTTGGATACGATGAATATTACTTTATTCGTTCAGATAAACTGGACACTGATGAAGATGATGAATTCGAAGTTACTTCAACAACAACCCGTGGGCTTGTTTCTGCTTTCTCAAAGTACACAAGCAACCGTGTTTCAAATCGTATCGTGTTGAACCGCTTCATTAACTTGATTGCATAATATGATTAGTATTTTAACTGATGTTCTCTCTGAGGACTTCATTCAACAACTCCTAGCATGGAACGAGGAGACAAAGGCTGGTGATGTTTGGGCATCAAACCAGACGAAATGGGTGGATGTCCTGAAGTATGCCACAGGAGGCACGATACTTTCGAGGGCGCTTCCGGACGAATGGAAGAATCCAATTTACTATGAGTTAGTAAACCGTGGTAAATTGGATTATCTTCCATATTCTTCAGCCGCCATTTTCTACATGGGCTTTCCGACCTCTTGTGTGAACTGGCATCCAGATTACGCAGACTATGATGCTATGTCAATTTATCTCAATAAAGAATGGGACTCTAATTGGGGTGGTTGGTTTGCATGGACAGAGGAGAATAAGGGCAGAGATGATTATGGTATTAATCCAAAACAAGGGCAGTTCTATTCTCCGCAGTACAACACAGCCATTCACTCAACAGAAAGAGAATGGCACTCTACGACACCGATTTCAACAACGGCGCCTCTGAGATTGTCTATCCAGCTTTTCTTCTCTAAGAAGCCATGACGGTTCAGAAAAAGCAATTCAAAGCCGCACTTATCAAGTACCGTCAATCTGAGATGGAGAGTGCAGTCTGGTTCTGGATTAATCCGGGTTCCGGAGCACCACTCTCACCGAAGTTTGAAACACAAGAAGAAGCCGAATTTTGGTTCGAGAGTGTTGTCTCTATACACGAAGAAACGTATGATTTAATTGACCGCATTAAAAACGGCAAGTTCTACACGTTAAAAGGTAGAATTGACGTTGGTGATGTTATTTCTTCCAAAAAAGCAAACGAATGCCCCTTTACAATGCACCTGAAAGATGATATACTCCAGTTAGAAATTCTTGCGACATCCTTTAAACATGCTAAGGAGCGTGCTGAAGAATACTTTGAAATTCTCGAATGGATAGATTAATGAATAATTTTACACTACTTGTCTTGCTACTCATCGGTATCGGAGTGTTTGTCTTTGGACCGCTTATCACTATCTGGTCACTCAACACAATCTTTTCCCTATCGATTGCGTATGAACTCGAAACATGGTTTGCAACTGTCTGGCTTTTAATGGTTACATTTGGTAGTCTGGCTTCTACAATCAAAACAAAAAAATGATCTCAAAAAAAACAATCGAGATATTCGAGAGTGCTAATCGTGATTATCCGAAAGAAAATACGATCTACACTCCAGAACAAATGAAGTATGGTTACACACAAAAAGTAATTGAACTTACACTGAGGAAAGCAGAGAGTGCTGTGGAGAGAGCCGACCTAAGGGGAAAGACATATACGACCTACGATAAGGGAATAATGGACTTCTGTAGAAGCCAAATAAAAAAAGAGATTGAAAGCATACTGAATGAACCTAGCTGAATACTTCAAAGAGAACCGATATAAAGCGAGTTTCGAGATGGGTGAGCGAGTTTCCGGACGGAGCGAAGGTATACCCTTTATTGGTACAGTGGGGAACGACACAGAAATTTCTAAGGAAGAAGGACCGAGAGTGACAGTGCATCTCGACCTTCCGTTTCCAAAGACTGGAAGCACCATTCTTTTCGTAAAGCCAAACACCATAAAGAGATTGAAAAGCTATGACTAAAAGATGGAGTATCACCTTCCCCGGAGAGTTTGGGCAAGATGTTGTAGAGACATTCACAGAGGAACAGATACTGAAGTCCTACTATACGTACTGGTCAACTAAGATGATTGAGAATGGTAAAGGTGACGATATATCAAAAGAGAAGTGCATCGAAGACTGGTGCGTAGTCCATTGGGCGTGGGAAAATTCGAAAACCGTGTAGGGGGTCCGGAGAAAATCCGAGAGGAGAAGAAAACTTGAAAATGTGCTTCCGGCCCCAGAAAATAAATTTAGGGAAAAAAGAGTTTGGGCCATAGCACAAAATTACTTACATAGTATTACCTTTAAGGTACAGTGGTCCAGATTTTTAAGCAGGCGCCAAGCCAAAAAAAGGACGCCGAAGCGCCCTTCCCACCAACTGGTGTCCAACCTTTAACCTGGTCTCCAGTACACCAGGTCCAGCAACACAACCACCACACCCAACACCAGCACCACCTTGAATGCAAGGTCTTCCCACTTGTTTTCTGAAAACATACTCATTACTCCTTACTTGTTTGCGTTAATGTAAACCAAGGTACTCATAACCTCTTTTTTAGCCTTGGGGCTGAGGTGGCAGAGTGTACCAATGAGACCCTCAAGGTAGCCAACGGTGTAAGAGTTGGCGGCGTGGAGTTCCTCGCCACGGGCGAATTGGCGGTCCTGAATGGCAGCCACCAGTGCCTTGGCCAAGTCTTGATTTGTCATTTTGTTTCCTTTCAAATTCAACATGGAATGGATTATGGCGGATGGGCGTGAAAATGGCAACCTAGTACCTTAGTTCTCCAGCCAGAGGGAGGGTCAATCCAGGAGAACCATATATTCTCGGGCATAATGACGGCGAAACCAATCCAGCCCCTTTTGCATTCTCTTATAATCACCGACCATTTGGCAACCCATAATGGTATCATATACTGCCACAGCCTCTGGAGATAATGTAATTGATTCTCCAGAGAATGGATTGGTTACCACCTCATTTTCGGTTCCAACCATGCATTCGAATGGGAGTTTGATTTTGGACATAATGTTTCCTTTCAGTTTAAACGGATGCCATCATAATGGCGGGATACTTTACAAAACCAGTGGTATCTTTTTTGGCTTTGCCTTTGGCATATAAGCCGATAACGGAGCCTTTTGGATCCAGAAAACGGAGGTCCGACTCATCGCCATTAAATACTGGCATACTCAGATAATCAGCCGGCATTGGGAGGGTCTTTTTAATACCAAACACCACGGCTACATTATAACCTTGGGCAATAGCCTTTTCAACGTCCGAATCATTACCATCGGCGGCTGAGAATGTCAGGTGATAATTGGGATAATCGGCAATTTTACGTCCGAGAATCTTGGTATAATCGTAGAATTGAATTTCAGGGAATGCCATGAAAATGTTTTTATATTCCACGCCATTACGGATGGCGGCATACTTTTCAAAGGCTAGGTCCGAAGTGCCATTAAGGCGAATCACTGGAACCATATTGATTTTAGCCGATTGTTTAATAGCCAATTCAATATCCTTGACCAGCCATTCCATAAAACCGGTGCGAGCCTCGAAAAACATTTGGGTTTTGCGGATTCGAGCCTGCTGGATAATGTTGGTGGTTTCACCTTTTTTGAACATACCGCCACGGCCAGCAAGGTTCAGGCAGGCAGCCGTGCAACCTTTGGTCCGTTTGGCGCAGGTCTCAAAACCGGACAGGTCGGCTGGAGCGAGGTGCAGGATGTAGGTATTGTAACCCTGAGCCAGGCCTTTGAGGACCTTAGGGTTACCAGTGGAGAGTAAATTCATTTTTTGACCTTTGCTTGATTTGATGGTTGGATTATACCAGAACCAGAGGAAATGGCAACCATCCGTGGAATAGTTGACCGGCTGGCTGGGTTATTGTACGCCATGATACCGCAGGAGGGACCGACCTTGGTACCGTACATGGGAGAGGAGCCGCCCACCCATTACATTTTCAGGTCGGACCAAGCCTTGGGAAGGATGCAACCAAAGCACCGTTCCATCGGCATACACCTGGAAAATAGCCTCTTGACCATGGTACACCTCGGCGTAGAATCCGCCACGGGCTTTCCGGAGGTAGGAGCGGCAGTGCCGGAGGACTATATGGGGCTGGTACATTTTGCAACCTTTTCAATTTACTATGGAATGGATTGTACCAGAACCAGCGAGAATGGCAACCATCCTTTGGATACTTGACCGGATTGGTCAACCTTTGGCATGGGAGAGACCAACATTCCGAAGGGTGGCAGCCTTGGCTCCAAGGTTGGCGACCGAATACTTGGCACCAGCCGACCAAGTCCGTTCCGACCTACGGGGGCGGGCAGGCTTGCAAATGGTAACCAATACACCGTCCAGCAGGTATTGGGCTTGGACCTTGCGGTCGGTTGGTTGAATTGATTTTATCATGGAATGGATTGTACCAGAACCAGCGAGAATGGCAACCAATAGTTGACCGGAAGAATGGAGAACTATTGTGCTATATTGCCATTCTGGCCTGCTATGATATAATAACATCATTGTAAACGAAACGAAAGTGAAAAATGAAAGTAGTACAAACGTATTCAAGTGTGGAATGTAATGAGTATTCTGTATTCAATTCTGACAATGTTCAGGTTGCATACTATATTGAACACTATGTTCACCCAATTGATGAAGAAGTATTAGAAACCCCGGTCTTCGAGATATATTATGATTACAATGAAGAAGACGATGAATACGAAAGTTCTCTTATTTCTGAGAATTTTGACGATATTCAGGAAATAATCGATTCGTTCTAATCTAATAACCCAGCAACGGGCTGGGTTATCTCTTGCCTTCCCTGCTGGTTCTGGTATAATTGGTACCATGATTCGAAGCGGAAGGCGGGGTGGACGTGGAGGCTGGGCGTCATAATAATAACCCAGCACTCCGGTCAAGTATATCCAAAATGGTTGCCAAACCTGCTGGAACCTGTAGAATCCAAGACATGATGAACACAAAAACCTACACTGTAGAACACCACGACAAAACCATGGACTTCCATGTGATCCGCTGGTCCCCATTGTCCAACGGTGTCCACACTGGCGAGTCCGTAGAACGGTTCCAATGTGAGGATGAGGCCATGGAAGTGGCTCGAATCCTGAACCAAGCCGAGGAACTGAGCCTGTACCTGGACCAGTCCTGCGAATTTGATAGTTGACCATTCCGGTCAAGTATTGGTTGACAATACTACCGGAACCTGTATAATCCAATCCATATTGTGAAAGAAAAGGAAAGAAAATGTCCCGTTTAATATCTGAGCGCACCGCCCATGCATGGTTTGATGAGATGCTGGACGACTGTGAAGGTCCGGTGGAACTGTGCGGAATGACCTATTCCGCTTCCGAGGTCCTGCGTGAGGTCGACCCGGTAGCCTATCGGTGCGGTTTTAACGACTACGTGGATTCCTTGACCGAGGAAGACGTTTTCGTGGAAGGTCTCACCGAGGATGAGATGGAGACCGAGGATGAGGATGACGGTCAGCCGGACGAAGCCCAAGAGTGGGCGGATTTTGATGCTGATTGTTGACCTGTCCGGTCAAGTATTGGTTGCCAGAACCTGCTGGTTCTGGTATAATCGATACCATATTCAAAAGCACCTCTCCCGGTGGTGTTTTTCAACATGGTATTGCAATTGAAAGGAAAATTATGATTGAAGTGAAGTTTGTCGGTGGTAAATACGTTGCCAACATCAATGGCAAGGTGGTCAAGCGTGCCAAAAAGGAACACATGGACTATGTGATCCGCAAGGCTACAGGTGCCACCGGTGGTGCTCCTGTCAATGTCAAGGAGTCCCGCTTCACCATCAACCAGCGGTTCGGCTTTGTCTCCGACATGGTCGCCATGTTGGTGAAAGGTGACCAGTCCTCGGTGGTTGTATCTGGTCCCGGTGGTCTCGGCAAGTCCCATACCGTCACCAAGGCACTGAATGATGCCGGCATGAAGGATGTCACCCTCCTGGATGAATTCGAGGTCGGTGGCAAAATCAACACCACCAAGTCCTACCGTGTTATCAAGGGCTACTCCACTCCAAAGGGCCTGTACCGTACACTGTATGAAAACAAGGACGGCGTGGTTGTTTTTGACGACTGCGACTCGGTGCTGAAGGATCCAGTGTCTCTGAACCTGCTCAAAGGTGCTCTGGACTCCTACTCCCGCCGTGTCATCTCATGGCGTGCCGACATGAAGGATGACGAACTCCCACAATCCTTTGAATTCAAAGGCCGGGTGGTGTTTATCTCTAACCTGTCCTCTGATTCGATGGACCAAGCCATCATCACCCGTTCGATGGCTGTTGACCTGACAATGACAACGGAGCAAAAAGTGGAGCGTATGCGCCACCTGGTGTCCCTCCCAGAGTTTATGCCTGAGTATTCGAAGACAGAAAAGTCCGATGCACTGGACCTGATTGACAACCTCCAAGATGAGGTGAAAGAGTTGTCACTCCGTACACTCATCCAGACCACTAAAATCCGCAAGTCTGCTGGTGCCAAGTGGAAAGACCTTGCAGAATACACCATCTGCGGTTGATTTTTACTATAAAGGAATGATTATGACAAACACTCAAGCATTTGGTTGGAAGTATATGGTGAATTGGTTGGCTCGGAGAGAGCATAAAATTCCTGATATTACATTCACCGCCCGCACCACACACAAAATGAAAGCGACTAATGAGCAAATTTAAAGACTTGATTATCGATATCGAATCGTGCATCACCAATGGTGATACGTTTGAGGACATTATTCAATTCGTTATGACCTCCACTGGATGTGACGAAAAGACAGCCACGGACCTGGTGTTCGAGGTCGAGGGCAACCTGTGCATGGAGGAGGAACGGAACTATTATGAGGACCAAATAGTGCTGATTGAAGGATTCTCCGAAGAGGAGTGATGTTGCGTAGATGAGACACCTGGTGGTTGCCAGGTGGTCTTTTTTAGAGTACAATGGATCCATTGGTTCGAACAGCAAGACTGGGGGTGGACGTAGAGGCTGCCTGATGGTTTTCCAATGGGCATCCAGCACCACTCTGAGACATTCTGAGACCCACACAGAGCAAAACATTCCAAACCGTGCTGGAACCCACTGGAACCCATTGGAACGTGCGGAAACGTGCTGTCACCTCTGAGACACTCTGTGAAATTTTCAGGCGTTGGCAGCCAGCAACTAAGACTAAATAGCAACCCAACACTTCCGACACACCGCGACACATCCAGCGACCTACTGACTGACTGGTCAGTTATTAAGGTCCTCAAAGATATCCACAACTTATCCACAACTTATCCACACACTTATCCACAGTCTCTTTTATACAACAGACGAAGTTTTCCGCAAAATATTCCATTGCCATTCCTACCAGTACCGCTATAATAC